ATCTAATCCACTCCATAAAAAGAGTGCATTGAATTATATGCCTGAGAACTCACAAGTCGAGTACTATGGTTCGTGCCCGGGAAGGGCGGTGAGCAAGAGTGATGTTAAGGTTACACCTATTAGTGAGCATATCACTGATGTGTGTGGTGTGCCTAACATTTACCAAGGACCGAAAATGAATCCTGATTGGTTTGGATGGCAGAATTGTCTCTCCAATCTTGCTGTACCTGCACATCCATTCCCACCTCCCCTTGTTGAGATGGCTGTTAAGGACTACAAGGAACCACTTCTCGACATATTCCGCAGTGACATGTGGTGTGGTGCCAGACCTTTGTCTGACAAAGAGAATTTGTGTGGTGTGCGTGGCGTCAAATTTATGGATGCTATCAAACTAAACACATCAATTGGATTCCCACTATCTGGTCCTAAGCGAGACCATGTTATAGAATTGGAGCCTACGGAGGAGTGGCCAAACAACCGAGAGCTGGAGTCTGTCTTGATGGAGGAAATCGAGTACATCGAGAATTGCTACCGGAGAGGTGAACGAGCGTATACTATAGCTAAGGCGTGTAAAAAGGATGAAATCCTTTCAAAAGACAAGTGCCGTGTTTTCTACGGTAACTCTCTTTCGTTAACCTATCTAATACGCAAGTACTATCTCCCAATTATGCGTGTATTGCAAATGAATCCACTAGTGTCCGAATGTGCTGTTGGCATTAATTCGCATGGACCTGAGTGGCAGCAATTTCATGAGCACACGATGAAGTTTGGGCAAGATAGATTGTTCGGTGGTGACTATGGCAAGTATGATCAGAAGTTGCCTTCTCAGGTTATCTTTGCATCCTTGCGAATCTTAATTGATTTTGCCAGGTGCTGTGATTATTCTGAGGAAGATATCCGTATCATGGAAGCTATGACGGGTGACATTGTGTTTGCTTACATTGCTTTCAATGGCGACTTGATTGGTCTGACTGAGGGAACCCACATTAGTGGTAATTCGCTTACAGTCATTATCAATAGCTTGTGTGGTTCAATTAACCTACGTTGTGTTTTCTACACGTTGTACCCTGCTGCAAGTTTCGAATCGAGACTTAAGTTTAGGGACAATGTGGCAGCTATGACGTATGGTGATGACAACATCGGCACAGTGAGACAAGGATGTGACAAATTCACTATCAAGAGTTGTTCTGAAATTCTTGGTGAATATGGACAAGTCTACACTATGCCTGATAAGGAGTCTGAGCTGACAAGCTACTTGCCACCCGATGAATTTGAATTTCTCAAACGCAAGAGTGTCTGGCATCCAAAGCTAGGTGTTCATCTGGG